CGCCCCGGAACGCTGCGACGAGATCCTCGCCGATCAAGTAGAGCGCGGTGAGGGTCGCGACGACCGCGGTAATCGGCCAGGCATACGCCGAGAGGAGAGCGAACGAACCCCCCAGCGCGGTGATCGCCTCGCCGAGGATCGGTATCGCCTGAGCCGCGGCGGTGATTGTGCCGAGGAGCTTGCTCGCGGCGAACGCTGCGCCGAGCGCGCCGACACCGGCGACGACCTGACCGAGCGGCGTCCGGAGCGCGTCGAGAGCCGCGGCGAGCGCGAGCGACGCGCGCTCGAGGTGCGTCCCGATCACGTCCCGATTGGCGGCGTACCACGCGAGGAGCCCCTCGACGAGCCGATCCAGCGCGCCGATTAGCGGACCCGTAATCGTCCGCGCGATCCCGTCGACGACCGCGCCGGCCTCGCGGAGCGACGCGACGAAGTCCTCCGAATCGTCCGCAAAGTCCTGCCCGATGACGAGCCCGAGTTCCTCCGCGCGCCTCGACGCCTCGCGCATCCCGGAGGATCCACGCTGGAGGAGGGTCGCCATTTTGACCGCGCCGTCGCCGAGGAGTTGGAGCCCGATCGCCCCGTTGCGCCCGCCGAGGTCGGTCCGATTGAGCGCGTCGGCGAGCTCCGGGAGCACGTCGGCCGCGGATCTGAGGTTGCCTTGACCGTCGCGGATCGCGATTCCGAGCTCGTCGAAGGTCGCCGCGAGAGGAGATCCGGCGGTCCCGGCCGCGGCGATCTGCCGCGTAAGCGCGGCCATCGCGACCCGGAGATCCTCGATCTGTACGCCGGAGCCGGCCGCGGCCGCGGCGATCCTCGAGTAGTCCTCGACGGAGACCCCGATCGCGCGCGCTGTCTTAGCGGCGGCGTCTCCGGCTTGCGCCTGACTGACTGTCAGCGCGACGAGAGCCGCGGCCGCGGCCGCGGCGGCGGTGACGAGCCCGGTCAACCCTTGCTCGAGGTCTTGCAGCGTCCGGCGCGCGCCGGGGGAGGGCGCAAAACCGAGCCGGATCACGAGCTCGTCGATCACGGTCTCGGCCACGCGTCACCCCCTCGCCCGTTGCGCCTGTTTCTGCTCGAGGTGCTCTCGGAGATCGAGCACCACGTGAGCCCGTACGAGCTCGTCGAGCGGCATCGCCACCGCGTCAGCGTACCCGATCCCGAGCGTCGACGCGACCACCCGCCACACGACCCACGCCTCGACGGCGAGGATCCCGGAGCCGGCGAGGTCACGCGTCAGCCCCCGGGGGAGGTCGCCACCGGAGCCGCCGCGGCGAGCGAGCCCGACAACGTAGCCGGCAGCGAAAAAAAACCGAGCGCGCGCGCGTAGCCGACCGCGGCCTCGAGAGGCTCCCACGGCGTCGACCACGGCGCGAGATCCCACGCGCCGACGTCGGCGAGCGAGACCCCGTCGCGCGACGCGTGAGAGAGGATCTCGCGGACCCATCGCGACGCCTCCGGAGCGGCGAGCGCGCGGAGAGCCGGACCCATCGCGGACGCGACGTCGAGCCCCGCCCCTCCGCCGGACTGTGCGACGCGGAGGAGCTCGAGGAGCCCCGGACCCGCGAGCCCGGCGAACCCGAGCGCGAGGGGGAGAGCGTCGGAGGTGGGGAGGCGCGGACCCGTGTACCACACGCCCCCGGCCTCCCACGAGAGGAGCCCGCCGCGCGTCACCCGACCACCGCCACGGCGTAATCACGGACGACGCTAGCCAGGTGGAGCGTCCACGTCAGATCCGCGGCGTCACGCGCGGAGCCGTCGGAGGGAGCGGCCTGCACCCACGCGGACGGCGACGAGACCCGGGATCCGTTGGTGCGCTCGTGTAGGTACGGGAGCCCCTGAAACGCCACGCCGGCCGATCGTTGCTGGCGGTAGAGCTCCGCGAGCCGCTTGTGGGCGACCGAGTACGCCCCGACCGTGATCGTCACGGTCGCGGAGTCGTCGGGGGAGATCGCGCGGACCGATTGTCCGTCGTTGCCGACGTACGCGCTGATCGCGTCGGGGAACGTGTACGAGACAAAATCGCCGGAGCCCGACGGGGGGATCACGATCCCGGCGATGACGAGGACGTCGCCGGTGACCGAATGAGTAGCGGGGATAGCTGGCATGTTTAGATCCTCACGAGCGCGTCAGGTTGAGCGTAATCGAGAACGCCTCGACCTTGTCGAGGAGCCCGTATTGACCGGAGACGTTGATCGTCAGCGTCCCGGCGTCGATCGAGGTCGCGAACGCGTAGCCGTCGGGGAGGTCGGCGCGCGTCGTGTAATGACCGGCGGCGAGACCCTCCGCGCCGATCGCGGAGAGGATCGAGAGGATCGCGGCCTCGCCGCGCGCGTCGAGCGGGAGCCTCCGACCGGCGGCGTAGTACGAGGCGAACAGATCCGCGACCGCGGCCTCGATCTTGACTGCCGTCCACGCGCGCGTAATCACGGCGGAGACCCGCTCGCCGGTCGACACGTAGCCGTGATGGATGTTGCGGTCGGTCCCGTTGTCGCGGAGGGGGAGGAGCGCGTTGGCGTAGTTCGCCGCGACGTATCCGGCCTGAGTCGCGGTGAGGTCGTACGTGTCGATCCCGGTGATCGTCGCCCACCCGGCCGGAGCGACGACGTCGGCGTCGACGGCGGAGAGGATCGCGGCGTACGCCTCCGCGGCGTGTTCCGTCGACGTCGGATGGTAGACCACGGCGAGGGACGGATGCGCCGTAAATCCGGACGGTACGCCGGAGTTGAGCCACGACGCGTCGCCGTTCTGCACAATCGCGATCTTGTCGAGGAGGGTATCCGACCACGCGGCGAGCGTCATAAAGTCGGAGATCGTCCGGCTCGAGATCGTGACGAACGTAAACGACGCGACCGCGGCACACGCGATCGCGGCGTCGTCCCAGTCCTCGCCGGCGTCCTTGCGCCCGACGAGCACGCTCGCGGGCCGCGGAGACTGACCGAGGGCGATCGTCACGGCGTCGAGCGCGTCCGCCGAGAGGTATCCGGCGGTGTTGTCGGCGGTAGCACCGGCTACCGTCGTGTAGGTGCGGACTCGGTCGCCGTCGAGGCTCGACGCGGAGTCGATGTAGATCATCGGGCCGAGACCCTGCACCCCGGAGGGGAGGGGATCGATCGTGATCGTGAGGGCGAGCGCGCCCGTCGAGAGGATGCCAGCGGCCATGATTACGGCTCCGTGATGGTGAGATCCACGGCGGCGACGGTGTCGCCCTCCGCGTCTGTTAGGTCGATCTGTACCACGACGTTAGCCGCGGTGTCGACGGTGAGAGCGGCATACGTCGCGCGGACGTAGCCGTCGAGGGTGATCCGATACCGAGGCTCGCGCGCGGACGCGACGAGCTCCGTCAGATCGGTGAGGTCGGAGGCGCGGACGATCTCGAGCCCCGCGGCGGACGCCGTCGCGGCGATCGGTCCCGGCATCGTGAGGCGAGCCCCCACCGCCCGGAGGAGCTCGTCGGTCCCGGACCCGTAGCCGGTGACGAGGTAGGCGACGCGCCGGAGCTCCGACGCGGCTACCGTCCACGTCCCGCCCGGACCCGCGGCCTCGATCGGGTCGGGGAGGTCGACGGGGACGTCGGCGATCGTCTGCACGGTGATGTACGAGACCGCGCCCCGCATCTGTCCAGCGTCGACGGGGACGACGCGAGAGTCGGGCCACCCGGTGACGGTACGGATCGCGCCCCGGAGGGCCTGTAGACCTTGCTCGCGCGTCGTCATGGCGCGATCTCGCCGAGGAGGACCGCGATCGCGCGGTAGTGTCGCGGGTAGCATCCCATCGGGGGCCACGTCGCCGCGGCCTCGACCTGCCACGTCCGGCCGTCCCACGTGAGCCGGTCGGGCTCGATCCCGGTGGAGGTGTTGCCGGCGAGGAGCGAGTCGAACGCGTAGACCCTGATCGCGGCCTCGACGCGTCGACCGAGCGCGAGGTTTTCGAGCTCGTCGTCGCCGGCCGGCTGTACGCTCGCGGAGATCGTCGTCGACGTCCGCACGATCACGGGACGGCCGGACGCGTCGAACGTCTGCGCGGACGCGCGGAGCCTGACGACGGGAGTCGCGCCGAGGAGCCTCATCCTATGATCTCCGAGGGATGACCCGGGACGTCCACGGCGGCGCGGACGGCGTTGAGCATCACGCCCGTATCAATGAGGGTGCGCGACGACCGCTTCTCCTCGATCCGCTCCGGTGAGTTAGGCGGCTGTATGTTTGAGTTGATCGCGGCCTTGACGCCGGCGACCATCGCGATCCCGATCCGCCGGACCACGTGCGACGCGGCGACGTCGCCCCGCACGTACCGGCGAGCCTCCGAGGTGGCGACCCTGACCCATTGATTGCGATACTCGTGCACCGCGATCGACATAAAGGGCCGAGTCGGGACGCCGAGCCCGTATTCATGCGACGCGGCGATCTCCGCGACACTCTCGCCCGTGTTGTACCGATCGCCGGGGAGCCCGACGAACCCCACGCGGAGGCGGATCGAGGTGAGGTCCGTCACGATCGCGTCGAGGCGCGCGACGAGGCGCGCGACGTCCGCGGCGGACGGCGTAGGAGCCGGGGGATTGTCCCGTGAGCGTCGCACGTCAGATCACGACGACGGGGAGCACCCCGGCGCGAGAGTCGCGGAGGGCGAGCCACCGGATCCCGTAGGAGGTCGCGGAGAGGTCCGCGTCGGCGGCGGATCGGGGAGTCCACCCGATGGAGCCGTAGCTCGTCGAGAGGTCGCCGACCCGCTCCGCGGTGACGGGACCGACGCCCGCGGAGCCGCCACCGCCACCCGTCGGACCACCGCTCGCGCGTAGGTCGACGGTGAGGAGGTGCGCTGTCAGGTAGGCCAGGGCGATCGTGTAGTACGGGCCGAAAACCCGCGCGGAGGTGAGAGCCTCCGCCACGTCGCACCGTAGGTCGATCGCCGAGTCGGACACCGACGCGAGCTCCGGAGCGTACGCCCGGACTAGCGCGCGGACCGACTCGACCGCCACGTCACACGCCCCGCGCGTAGTCGCGGATCGCGCCCCGCTCGACGTAGCGGAGCCACGCCGGGAGAGCCCGAACCCACGCGGGAACCTCGCCGACCTCGCCCTCCGCCGGGAGCGTCCACGAGGGAGCCGCCGGACGGGGAGCGTTTGCGCCCGCCTTAGCCGCCGGTCGCGATCCGAGGAACGCGATCGGCGAGCGGGTGAGGTTGCGCGCCGCGATCACGGCGCGACCTCGATCTCGACGAGGATCGCCGAGGTCGCGACCGGGAGCTCGAGCCCGCCGTGGCGCATGGCGTAGACCGTCGCGCGTCCGCCGATCGTCTCGACGGTGCGGACCGGAGCCGGCCGCATGGCGAGGATGTTCGCCAGCCCGCGATCCTCACTCGAGGCGAACGCGATCATCGCGTCGACGTTCGACCCGCCGAAGTCCTGCAACGAGTAGCCGGGGATCACGCGCTGGATTCCCTTCTCGACAAAGAGGTCCGACACGATCTTGCTCGCGTACGCCGTGCCGCCGTTCGCGAAGCCGACGTAGCGGTGCAGACGATTGAGGATCCGCTCCGAGAGGATCACGGTATCGGGCCGGCTGTTGCCCTTTGCGGCCTCAACGGCGGCGTCGAGGTGCGACGCGAAGTCCTCGAGGACGTCGTCGGCACCGGCGGTCCCGTACACGAGCGCGGACGCGCGGCGCGACATCGGGAGATCGGCGAGGGACGCGATGCCGACGCCGGGGATACCGGAGAGGATCGCGGTGTGGGCGAGCTCCTCGAGCGCGCGGGTAGCGGCCGCGGCGCGCTCGCCCGCGTTGTCGAGACCGGAGAAACCGTCGTGCATCGACTCGAGCCACTCGTCGACCACGCACGTCCAGTAGGTCACGATCTCGCCCTGTGCCTCGTCACGGGAGATCGAGGCTTGCGGAGCCTGCGTCGCACCCGGACGGTACACACCGGCCGCGCCCTCATGCGCGACGAAGCGACGGCGCCACGTAGCGGCACCGGCGGCGACGTTGCGCGTCGGGATCCCGGAGAGGAGGTCGGAGAGGTCGGCGCGAGGGCGGACGACCGGCGAGCCGGGGAGCGCGGCGGCGAGATCGAGAGCGTAGTAGCTCGCGGCGTCGGCGCGACGACCGGCGGTCGCGTCGCGGCGGTGCGCGCCGAGGATCCGCGAGCGGATCGCGTCGGCGTTGCCGCGGGTGTCGCGAGCGATGGCGTCGGCGCGCTCGCGAGCCCACGACGTCGCCACGAGAGCGGCGGCGTCGGGAGCCTTGACGGCGTCGGCGCGAGTCGCCTCATCGCGGACGCGGTCGGCGATCGTGCGGGTGATCGAGTCGCCGGAGATCCCGGCGACGAGGTCGGCGGGGAGAGCCCCGGCGACGGTGACGTAACGGTGCGACATGATCAGAGCTCCACGATCGCGAGGGACGCGCCGAGGCTACGCAGCCAGCGCGCGGAGGGATGGAGGACACGAGTCGCGCCTCCGGAGGGGTAGGGACGGCCGGCGTTTGCGCCGCTCGTCTCGACGTACACACGACCGCCCATCGTGACGGCTGCGCCCGGGTCGGCGACGACCACGGCCTGCGACGAGCCGGCGCGGAGGACCGAGATCACGGACCCGGCGCGGAGCGCGTCAGCGGAGCCACCGATCGTCTGCGGCGAGAGGTCGCCCGGATCAATGGCGACGCCGAGCTCCGCGAGGATCCCCTCCGCCGTGATGGCGCCGGCGGTGAGGGTACCGGAGCCGGAGGAGATCTCCAGCGCGGCCCACGAGCCAGCGTAGCCGGGGAGGAACGAGAGGGTGATCGTAGCGTTGCTGCCGACGACCGAGCTCGACGCGGTGGCGATCCCGCTTAGTGCGGAGTTGAACGCTGCGACGGCGGCGGCGGCGGTCGCGGTCGCGTTGGCGCCGGAGCTAAACGTCGCTGCCTTGAGCGCGACGGCGCCGGTCGGCGACGTGTAGAGGACCGAGGTCACGTAGTCCGTAGTCGCGGCGTGACCGACGACGACGATCGCGGTCGCGGCGGAGGGGAGCGAGGGGTAGCCCGCGGCCGGTCCGTACTTGGCGGACGCGGTGAGCGACACGAAGCGACCGAGGCTGATCTCGTCGGCGTCCGCGGCGGTCTGCGTGTGCGTGAGGGCGAGCGCGGTCGACGGGTTGGCGTCGAGCGAGATCGTAAAGCCGAAATCGGCACCCTTACCGCGGCCGGTGATCACGAGGTCCGTACCAGCGACGGCGACGGCGAGACCGGAGGCGATCGGGTTGGCGTTCCACGCGGCGGCGAGACCGGCCTCGAGCTCGCTCGCCAAAGCGGATCCGTCGGTGGTGAACGAGATCGAGATCGCGTCGAGACCGGGAGCCGTCAGGGTGATCGAGTATTCGGCCGAGGAGTCGGGCGAGGTGGCGACGAGCGTCCACACGTCGGCGAGACCCTCGTCGGAGGGAGTCGCGGCGACGACGGCGCGCGCCATCGGGTTACCGTTGACGATCTTACCGATCGATCCAACGGCCTGAGAGTTGGCGACGTCAAGGAATGCGAGCATGGATCCTACCTATCACACGAGGTGATCGAGAGAGGGGACGGCGGGACGGGAGTCCGCGCGGGTATCGGCTGCGACGCGAGACCACGCGTCACGGCGGGGGGAGGCGAGCACGGCGTGAGCCGCGCGGATGGTGGCGACGAGCTCCGCGCCGGAGAGAGCGTCCGCGCGCTCGACGCCGAGACCGGCGGCGACCTTGCGGCGAGCGGCCGTCAGGGTGAGATCGTCGGCGAGCTCGACGCCCACCACGCGAGCGGCGCGCTCGACGTCGCGCCACGCGAGGCGGACGGAGCGAGAGTCGGCGCGCATCGCGTCGCCCTCCGCCGGAGCGGCCGGCATCATCGCGTCGAGGCGTTGGTACATCGCGTCCATCCGCTCCATCATCGCCGCGTGTTGCGGCGCGAGGGCCTCGAGGAGCGCGGCGACCAGCGCGGCGGCTGCGCCGGCCTCCGGTTCGGGCTTTTCGGCCTCGACCTCGATCTCGACCTCCGGAGGTGCGGCCTCGCCGCCCTCGACCTTGATCTCCTCGTCCATAGGATCTCCTGTAGCGTCGGCGCGGACCTCGACCCCGGGACCACCCCGAGGGGACGACGTGAGCACCACGTGATTAGCGGCGGTCCGCCGCGTTTGGGTGAGGTCGTACGCCTCGCCCGAGGGAGCGACGCCGGGAGCGGTGTCGGTCTCCGCGGTGTACCACGGCGACACCCCACGCACACCGCGCGCGAGGAGCTCGACGCCCTCCGCGGTGTCGACGACGACCTCCGCGACCACGGCCTCGCGATCGGCATCGTAGCGCGCGGAGAGCACCACCCCGACCCGCTCCGCGCCGGCGGAGTCCTCGATCGTCCACGGTCGATCCGGGTGAGCGTCGCCAGCGTAGAGGAGCGGGACGCCGGCGAGGCTCGAGAGCCAGGCGGGATCGGCGAGCGTCGACGCGGGGACGTACTCTCGACCCCACGGGTACCGGAGCACACCCACGCGAGCGATCACGGCCTCGAGCCGGCGCGCGCCGGTGTCGAGCACCACGGGAGCGGCGAGGTCGTAACGGTCCGCGCGGAGGCGAGGGATCGGGGCGAGGGTTGCCATAGGATCGCGCTACCACACTCAGAGGGAGATCGTCAACCTTGCATCGTGCCGGAGTCTCCGGGAGCGTCGTCGTCGAGGATCGGGTCGGCGTAGCACCGACATTGAATCGCGGACCCGGGATGTCCGTTGCGAAAGTACGGACCCACCTCCGGAGGAGAGTCCCAACGCTGGATCGTCCCGTTGAGCGCGTAGTGGGAGGGGAGCGCGCGAGGGTAGAGCCCGGTCGGGTTGCCGCGGACCCGCTCGTCCTGCACCGTCCGCCACACGTACCGCGACACGCCCGCGGCGGTCTGCATCGCCTGTGAGACGTTGCCTGAGAGCTTATTGGTCTGATCCCTCGCGATTACCCTCGCGTGCCGGAGGTCGATCCCGTGACGGCGCGCGAAATCGTCGCGGAGCTCGCGGACGTGCGCCCCCTCGCGGATGCGCTCCGAGATCCACGCGCCGTCGTTGGCGAGCCGGTTTTGTGGGATCGTCACGATTAGGTCGATGTTCTCCTGTTGCCACCGCTCGATCAGCTCGCGCCACGTCGGATCGGCCTTGAGGTCGATCCGCTCGAGGTCCAACCGGCGATTACCGCGCGCGCGCCTCACGAGCTCGTCCCACATCGCGGGATCGGTCGCCTTGAGCCGGGATCGTTGTCCCTCCGCGGCGATCCGCACCCCGCGCGACGCAATCGCGGTGAGGGCCGTCGTCGACGGGGGAGCGAGCCGTCGAGCCTTCTCCTCCTCCGCGCGGATCGCCTTGCGCGTCCAATAGGCGAGCTCCGCGGCGTCCGCCTCGTCGAGGATCTCGTCGATCTCCTCCTCGTCGTCGTCGGGCCTCGCGTCCGTCCGGAGGAGGTCGGGAGCGCGCGCCGGCCGCGAGCGTCGCCACGCTTCCCACGCCGCGAGGATCGCGCGCTCGTAGGACGCCTGCCACCGCCGGACCCACCCCGTATAGACCCGCTCGAGCTCGCGGGGACCGGGTCGACGCGGAGGCGCGTCGCGGACGGCGTCGTCGCGGTAGCCGGCGGCGCGCGCGGCCGCACCTTGCGCCGCGGCGAGCGCGTACGCCCTCGAGCGCGACGCCTCGTCGCCCTCGACGTAGCGGTAGACCTTGCCACGGTCGCCCCACCGGTAGCCGGGACGGCCGTCGACGATCACACGGCGTACCGGCATCCGTCAGCCCTCGCCGTCGTCGGCACCGAACCCCGACCGGATCCGCGTCGCCCAATCGCGGCCGGCGGTCCCGCCCCAAAGGAGCCCGGACACGTAGCCCCGATCCCGCCACGGCTCGCCGATGTGCTCCGCGGAGATCGACGACGCGTCCTCGTCGTGACGCGCCCACCACGCGGCGATCTCGAGGATCTCTTGACCCCGGATCCGACCACCCGCGGCCAGCTGGCGCGCGCGAGCCCATCCCGCCTCCGTCCCTCCGTCGACCGCGGTCCCCCGCTCGTCGCGCCACCGGAGCGCGCGCTCCGCGGCCTGTTGAACCCCGCGCGGGATCCGATAGTCCCGCTCGCGATCCTCCGCGGTCGGCTCCGCGTCCGCGCGGCCGGCGTCGGCCATCGCGAGCGCGGCGGCGATGTCGGCCTCCGTCGGCTCCGTCGCCTCGTCGACCACGGCGTCGAGCACCGGGTACGGGACGACCTCCGCGCCGGCGTAGCGCGCGCGAGCCTCCTCCGGAGTCACGATCCCGGCGGTGACGAGGGCCACGTCGCGCGACGCGAGCGCGGCGTCGATCTGCGCGACCTCGAGCGCGGTCGGAGAGTCGAGCGGCGTCCACACGATCACGCGCTCCGGATCGGGACCGAGCGCGACGTCGTAGATCGCGCGGAGGGCCGGAGTCAGTACGTCGACCCGGATCCCGGAGATCGTGCGATGGTAGGTCTCGCGGCCGGACTTGTCATCGGTGGAGAGCCCCGCCGGAGGCTGACCGATGAGCACGGTAAGCGGGATCCCCTCGACGCTGGCGATCCGTTCGTAGCCGGCGACGAGGAGGTCGCGGATCCCGGACACGCTCGCGTTGTCGCGCCCGAGCTCGTCGTCGGACGTGAGCACGGAGAGCCCGAGCACGGATCGCGAACGTTGGAACAGCGCGAGCGCGTCGCGGACGGCGTCGGCGTCCGCCCCGGCTAGCGCGGTCTTACCGGCTCCGACCCGGAGCCAGGGCGTGGAGAGCTCGATCCCGAGCACGGTCGCCGCGGCCTGTGCGAGCTCGAGGTCGCGGAGCGCGGGCCAGTATGCATCCACCGCCGAGAGATCGAGACCGAGCCGCGGCGCGTCCTGAGTCGGCGAGAGGGCGAGCCCGGGGAGGTAGATCGCGCGCGACGCGTGGACACGGATCGAGGGAGCGGACACGCCCGGCCGGATCGGCGACACGAGCCACACGGACGGGGAGAGCCACCGCGGCGACGCGGGATCGGTCTCCCACGCCACCGGCCGGAGCTCCGGACCCGTGATCACGTGGATCGCGCGGAGGTCGTGAGCACCGGCCGGGAGCGGTGCCTCGAGGTCGACGTCGTCGGAGGTGACGAGGAGGAGCACCGCGCCACCGTAGAGGCGCGCCATCGCGTAACCGTACGCGAGCCGCTCCGCGAGATCGAGCCGCTCGTCGAGCTCGCGCGACACGTCCCGATCCTCCGCGGTGTCGACGCGCCACCCGGACCGGACCGCGTCGACGGCCGGAGCCTGCACCACGCGACGACCGATCCCGCCGGTCGCGTAGACCGACGCGAGCTCGCCGTCGGAGAGCCACGCCGGAGCGGCCGGACGCGCCGACAATCGTTTATCCCGGCCGGCGACCCCAAGGCCGAGGTCGGAGGACAC